ACAATGTTTCACGAACTGATTCATTGGACAGGTAATGAAAAAAGATGTAACAGAAAACTATCTACAACATTTGGTAGTTCTGATTATGCATTTGAAGAATTAGTTGCAGAATTAGGATCATGTTTTCTAGCATCTCATCTAAACATTACTTCTAATCCAAGAGAAGATCATGCTATGTATCTTAATAGTTGGATTAAATGTTTAGAAGAAAATGAATCTGCAATATGGAAAGCATCTTCACTTGCAAAACGAGGATATATGTATTGTAGAGAACAACAACCACAAACAAATGCAATCAAGGAGGTAGCATAATGGGTGACAGAGTAAGCATCCAGTTCGTACAAGAAGTAAAGGGCTGGAACAAAAACGACAAACCACATACTGATAAATCAGTAGTATTATTTCATCATTGGGGTGGAGAGTGGTTTCCTAAACTAGCAAAGGAATGGATTAAAAATCATAATCTATTACTTGCAAATGATAGGCGAAATAATGCAAGTTGTCCTATATCAAGAATGGATGTAGATAACTTGATGATGCAATTTATTAGATTCCTAGCAGATCAATCAGAGTTTGATTCATCTTGGGGTGTCAATATTGCGTGGGAATCTTTTGATACTCACACTTTGCCTAAAAATAAAAACTATTTTACTTCATCTGTTTATCTTGGAAAAGATGAAAATGATGGGGATAATAGTGATAATGGGCATCATGAAATAGAAGTGCCTGAAGCAATCGTACATCAAAACAAAAGGGAGGCGTCATGATTGATAACAAACAATTCTATGTGAACATTGGTAAATGGATCAGGTTCATGAGAGAATCAAGAAAGGTGCGAGTTACACAAACTAAACTTGCAAACTATCTTGGGATTACATTTCAGCAAATACAAAAGTATGAGCATGGAGTGAACAACATAAGTGCATACAATCTATTCAAAGTATGTAAATTCTTTGGTGTAGATTATGCAAAGCAAATACAATACTGGATGAATACTGATCTTACTACTGCAGTAGGAACAGGTGTAGTTTCAGTAAAAGAAATAAGTGAGCATCCTACAATGAGAATGGATGCTGCTTATTGGATTGCGAGGAAGAATGCAGAAAAAGAAAAATAAACCACAACCTAAAAAGTTTGTTCACAAAACTTGGAAAGATCATAAAGAATGGATTTCTGAATTTGCAGATGCAAAGATAGTATATCCATCAGAAACTAAAAGGAGTAAGAAAAAATGAATGATACATTTAAAGATTTAGTAAATGAGTTTAAATGTTTTCATGAAAAGAATCCTGAAGTTTATGAAATGTTTAAACGATTTACTTTCCAAGCAATAAATCGTGGACATAAAAATCTTTCATCAGAAATGATAGTCAATCGTATTCGTTGGGAAACTGATGTCATGACTACTGATAAAGATTATAAAATAAACAATGACTACAAACCATTCTATTCAAGATTGTTTATGGCAGAACATAAGCAATATGAAAACTTTTTTAGAAAGCGTGGTAGTCATGCAGATAATATTGATTGGAGTAGCTATGTTGTACAAGAAAGTCATTCAGCAGCTAAAGTATCGTAGGATAGCTTTACGAATAAAAACTGATGAACTAGCGTACAAGATAGGTGTTGCAGACTCTCTCATACATTCATGGGAGAGTCGCAAAAAAATTCCAAATGCAGAAAACTTTTTCAATTGGTGTAATGCATTGGAATGCCAAGTCGTAGTCCATCAATACAAGTTACCTGTAGATACATGGGAACTATCAGAAGAAAACCTAGAACATATCATTACAAACTATGGAAGTGAGGTAGATATAGAATATGAAAAAGAACAATTCATTGATTATTACAAAGCGAATGGAACAGTTGCAGCAGACTGGGATGCTCATTTTAGAAACTGGATCAGAAGATCAATCAAGTTTGCAAACAATAGAGGACAAGCTAAAGCATTCAACAATCCATATGATTCCAAATCTATTCAAGAAAGACGCAAACGAATCTATGATGTTGCAAGTATGGGAGATAAGACAGATAATAAAATCCTCTCAATACCCAAAAGAAAAGATAAATATTGATCCAATAATAATCAAGATCAAGAAAATGGCAGCAGCTTTGCGCCATGCAGACAAGAAAGAAATTGCAGTTTGTATTGAAACTATTGCAAGTACATTTTCAATACAAGTGCCAAACGAATTAGGATTGCAGCAATACTTCTCCATACTCGGAAGTTATCCTGCTGCTTTCTTAAAAGATTGTACTAATGATATTATTCGTACATTCAAATATCCAAGACTTCCCTTGCCAGTAGAGTTTGTAGATAGGATGGAAACTAACTATGAATATCATAAGGGCTGGTTGCAGCGTATTACAAAGGATATTTATACGCTTGAAGTAATGGAACAAAACGAGTATAACAAAAGAACAAAGGAGAAATAAACTATGAAAGATCGTAGAAAGAGCCTTGGTGGTAGTGATGCTAATAGAATCATGAGAGGAGATTGGCATACACTATGGCTAGAAAAAACTGGTAGGAAAGAACCTGATGATTTATCAGAAAACTTACCAGTGCAAATTGGTTTAGCTACTGAAGATGTTAATAATAAATTCTTTACAATAGCTACTGGTTTGCATCCTGTTAATGATGAAAATGCTAGTCTTAAAAATGTTCATCAATTTATGACAGCAACATATGATGGGGTAATCATGGAAGAAGATGTGCCTATTGAATATAAGCATACTAATTCCAACAACACTTTAGATAATTGTATTTCTACATACATGCCACAACTTCAACATTACACAATGGTTAGTGGATGTAAGTATATATATTTATCTATTATCTTTGGTAACAATAGACATGAATGGTGCAAAGTAGATGCTGATAAAGATTACATGAATAAACTTTATGGTATTGAACATAGCTTTTGGCAGCATGTTGAAAAAGATAAAGAACCTGAAGATTTAGATACTTCAGAGTTACCGAAGTTAGCTGGTAAAATTAAAATCAATGACATGAGATCAATTGATTTTGATGAAACTGGTAACAATGAATTTTTATCTAATGCAAATAAATGGGTTGAAACCAAACTTGTTGCAGATGAAAATAAAGCCCTTGGAGTAATACTCAAAGGCAGCGTACCTGATGATTGCAGAAAAGCAACAGGAGGTGGCGTGATAATTACTAGAAACAAAGCTGGTAATTTAATTCTCAAACAAAACCAAAGGAGGATGTAATGGGAAAACCACTAGACGATAGAGTCAAAACAATACTCAAAGAACTTGGACTTGATCCTAAACAATGTTTATGGGATTGTCATGGTACTTGGGTTATGTATCACAGATACATTGAACAAGCTGGAGCTAAAAATAAGATTGAATATGATCTTACAGAGATAGAAACAAACTCTGCTGCAGGTGTTGTGTGTATTAAATGTACTGCATCAATTGGAGTAAATGGAGGAAAAGCAAAATGTATTACTTATGGAGAAGCATCTCCAAAAAATACAAAAAACTCTTATCCATATGCTATGGCAGAAAAAAGAGCAATTGATAGAGCAATACTAAAATTATTAGGATTGCATGGATTCATCTATTCAGAAGATGAGATGGATTTATCACAAACAAATAAACAAAAGATTGGGCCATCAGATGATGAAGCACTTGGTACTTTTGAAGAGCAGATAAAAAATGCTGCTAACCTAAAAGTATTAAAAGGATATGGAACAATGTACAAAGTGGCTATGGCTAAAGCAAAGAAGTCAAGTCCTGCTATCTATCAGCATGTAAAAACTTTGTACGAAGAAAAACTAACACAACTTCAGAATGGAAAGGAGCAAAATGCACAATCAGATAACCCTAATAGGTAATCTTGGTCGTGATCCTGAAGTGAAGCAAACTTCAAAGGGGGGCAAATATGCCCTCCTTTCTATTGCAACACACAGGAAGATCAAAGGAGAAAAACAAACTGACTGGCATAGAGTAGTTTGTTGGGATGAAAAACTTGCTGATGTATTAGAAAAATATACAAAAGCAGGAAGCAAACTAATGCTGCAAGGAAGATTAACTTATCGTACTTGGGATAAAGAGGGGCAAACTATAAAAACTGCAGAAATTCATTTGGATCGGTTTGAAAGTCGGATGGAACTTCTTGATGCCAAAGGCGAGTCAAAATCCTCTCACTCTGAAGTGGAGGAGTTTGACGAGTTTAATCAAGACAAAGAGGATATTCCATTCTAATGACTAAAAGACAATTAGAAATATATAACTTCATAAAAAACTTCATTAAGGTAAATGGCGTTAGCCCTAGCTATAATGAAATAGTAACTGGGTGTGGGATTAAAAGTAAATCCCATGCCTACACAAT